TGTCGCCCAGATTGACGCTAATATCCAAAGTCTTCAAACACAAAAGACTGAGGCACTGGCTCTTGTTGATCTATTGACGACTGCAATCGGTAAGTTCGTAGTACTCTAATGGCTTTAAATTACATCCTCTTAGAAAATGGTTCAGGTCATATACTTCTAGAGGATGGTTCTGGTAGTATTCTCCTAGAGAACCAGCCCGCTTCTTCCTCGATTGTTTTCACTCCTACGAGTAGTATGAGGGCATACGCAAGGACGACTGGAAGCACTAGTATAGTCTTTACGGCAACAAGTACCGCTCTACACAGTTATGTGAATATAAGAGGTAGTACTGGGATAACTTTCACGGTTCTTGGTGACCTCTGTTATTCTCTTAGACCTTTCGACCCGGTTACAGGAATTTCTACTAGTCCAATTCTATCCAACAGTACTGGTCTAGGTACATTACCTGCTCAAGTATCGACCGTAGTTCCTCCACCTCCCTACTCAATCAATACCGGTGGTTATGAAACAATCTTTGGTACATCTACGTACGTCTCACCTAATCCTCCCTTCCCAGAAAATCAGAACTGCTAGGAGATAATATGCCAACGTCATTTCTTGATTTGACTAATCGTCTCCTTCGCCGGACGAACGATGTTCAAATCACTTCTAGTAACTTCGCGGCTACGACAGGTATCCAAGCCTTCGCACAAGATGCCATCGTGGATACGGTCCGCCGTATTTGCAGAATGCATCCTGATTGGCCGTTTAATGCAATCGAACAGACACAGACACTCGTCGTAGGTCAGACAGAATACGCTTGGCCTTTGAACTTCGACGCTGCCGATTGGGACTCATTTCAAATACAGAAAGATACCAATCTAAACGTCAACTCTCGCCAACTACGTGCGATTTCTCGCGATGAATGGTACAGTCTATTACGTGATGACGACAATGATCAAGGAACCGCCGGTCGGCGTGAGCCTGAGTTTGTCTTCCCTGCACATGGTCAAGGCTTTGGTGTCTCTCCGTCACCTGAAAGAGCTTACACGATAAAGTACCGTTATTACCAGAGTCCAACAGACATGGTTGCATATAACGACACTTCGACCATTCCTAGTAAATTTGATTATGTCATTATCAACGGTGCACTGAAGGAAATGAACCTCTTCAAAGAGAATGCCGAGGGTGTTCAGATTTGTGAGAAGAACTTCCAAGATGGTATTTCTGATATGGTTCATCTCTATCTACCAAATCCAGTTTACATGTATGACGGTAGAATAAATAACGGTGGTGGTAACCACAATTCATGGGTCTGGAAAGGACGTTAGAATGGCTGGTCCACAACAGAGTAACGCACCTACTGGTGGTATGGAGAAACGCCAGACTTATAAGGTGATTTGTGAAGGTGGATTAAACTCTAATCAGAACTACATCCAACTGTCTGATCAATCTCCGGGTTCGGCCACTACACTTTTGAATTTCGAACCTTCTTTGTTTGGTGGTTATCGTCGTATCGATGGATACGCACCTCTAGAGCCTTCATTTCCTATAGTAGACTCTGCTGGTGCCGAAGGTGCTATCCTTGGTATCGATCTATTGACAGCCAAGAGCCAGATCATCGTTGCTCGGAAGACTAAATCTGTCACCACATATAAGTTCTATAAGTGGAATGCAAATGCTGATTGGACGGCGTACGCCACAGGTTTAACCCACACAGTAACAGGTGTCATTAAGCTTCGGAGTACTTCATTTAACTTCGACGGCACGGATACAGTTTGTTTTGTAGATGGTGTCAATAAGGCCGTTCTATATAACGGTACGACTTGGGTCTTTATTAATCCAGCGAGTACTGGTGCAGATTACGCCCATGCGGGTGGCAACCAAGCGATCTCCGCCCCCTCTTTGGTCACAACGTTCTTTCGTTGTCTCTTCATCGCAGGTGACAGTACTTCACCACAGATCATCTCATATTCAGCACCTAACGCTCCGTACGATTTCACTGCTGCTTCAGGTGGTGGTCAGATCAATGCAGGCTTTCGTGTCAAGCAGATCAAAGCCTTCCGTGAGTCTCTATACGTCTTCGGTGATCGTCAGATCAAAGTCATTACGATTGACTCGACGTCTGGTAACTTCGTTATCAAAGATATCTCTTCTAACATCGGTTGTCTAGCTACAGACTCAGTCGTAGAAGTCAACGGTGACCTTATGTTTCTCGCTCAGGATGGTTTTAGAACTCTGGCGGGTACTAATAAGATCGGTGACGTCGATATCGCTTCTCAGTCTAAGTCAATTCAACAAGACGTTCTGAATACAACGACCGCCGCAGACTTCAATTACTCGAACGCCGTGGTTGTCCGTCGTAAATCACAAGTCCGTTTCTTCTTCTCTGATCCAAATCTAGACTCTAGTCTCAATGTCGGTATCATTGGTGGACTACGTGCACAAGGTAATCAGAACTCTTATACAGGTACATATCTTTGGGAATGGGGTCTTCTTAGAGGTATACAGACCTCTTGCTGCACCTCTGGTTACATCGGACCGACAGAATACGTCCTACACGGTGGTTTCGATGGTGGTGTCTATCGACAAGAACATGGGAACTCGTTTAATGGAACTAACATTCTGGCTATCTATGCTACACCCTACTTCGATCTTGGTGAAGTATACGTTCGAAAAACTCTTGACCGAGTCGCAGTCTTTTTACGTGCTGAAGGTTCGACCGTTATTAACGCCAATTTGACGTATGATTATGGTAGTACGTTGGCCGCTAATCCGGCTGCCTATCCGTTAAACATCACTACGACGGGTACCGTATATGGTACTGGTGTATATGGAACGGATACGTACGCAACTACTCCCTTACCTTTGACTATAAAGAATATCGAAGGTTCAGGTCTTTCTCACCAGTTCACGTTCAGTACGAACGATATGAACGCAGGTTATTCAATCCAAGCTATTCTTATAGAATTTTCCATCAATGGGAGAAAATAAATAATGGGTGCAGGTTATACAAGACAAGCCCTTGCTAATATTGCTAATGGCCTCACCATCTTTGCGGCTGATATCAATAATGAATTCAATGCTGTCCAGAGTGCCTTTAGCGGTACCTCTGGTCACGCTCATGACGGTAGTATTGGTAATGGCCCAAAGATTAATTTGACGACAAGTATCTCTGGTGTTCTTCCAGTCGTAAACGGTGGTTCGGGTGGTATCAATAACTTCTCTGCCACTACAGCACCTACTGTGAACTCGGATAACACCGCAGGATACGCCGTTGGTTCAGAATGGATCAACACGAGTACTAGCGATCTTTATCAATGTATCAACGCTTCGACTGGCGCTGCTGTCTGGCAACGGACTGAAAACTACTCGGCCAATCTAGCCTCTATTGCTGGGCTGGCTTCCGCTACAGATACTGTTCCTTACTTCACAGGTCCAAGTACAGCGGCTCTTGCTTCATTTACTGCTGCTGGTCGATCACTTGTCGCAGGTGCTAACGCTGCCGCTCAGTTAACTACTCTTGGTGTCTCTGCATTCGTTCAAACTATCCTCAACGATGTCGATGCTGCTACAGTTCGTAGCACAATCGGCACAGTCATCGGGACGAACGTACAGGCATGGGATGCTGGTCTTGATGCACTTGCAGCTATGGCTGCTCCTAACGGTCTCGTAGTTCAAACCGCGACTGATACGTTCACAAAGCGTACGTTGACTGGTACTGCCGCCGAGGTGACAGTCACTAACGGTGATGGTGTTGCAGGTGCCCCAACCATAAGCCTACCTTCTTCTCTGACCTTCACCGGTAAGACAGTAACTGGTGGTACTTTTAACTCTGGTGCCTTCAATGGTACTCTTGGTGCTACTACCCCTGCTGCTGTCTCTGGTACGACTGGAACATTCTCCGGGGCAGTATCAGGTACGACCGGTACCTTCTCTAGTAATGTTACTTCTAGTGCGAACTTTATTAGTTCTACAACTGCTGTTGTACTCGCTAATACTGGTGCAGGTACTGTTTTCTTCCGTCCTAATGGTGCAGGTAGTACAACGGGTCAGGCAACGATTGACTCATCTGGTAATTTGACCGCTGCTGCTGGTATTTCTGGTACCACAGGTACTTTTTCTGGTGCAGTATCGGGCACTACTGGAACATTCTCCAGTTCAGTATCTTGCAACGGTTTGACTTGCACGGGTTTCATTACGACTAACCAAAATCTTTCTTCTTCGACGTCTTTCTTAGTAATGGGTCCGACAGGGGCCGGTTCTATTAACTTCCGCCCCAATGGTGTTGGTAGTACGACTGGTCAAGGTTTCTTTGACTCTTCGGGTAACCTAAGTGTTGCAGGTTCGGTCACCGCTACTGGTGGTCTTATTGCGCAAAACCTATCTACATTTAGCACTAGTGGTACAGAAGTCGCTCGCGTTGACTCTACTTCACTGAATGTTGGTAAAACTTCTCCTGCACTTGGTACAGTGGGTTGTACATTCTTTGGTACAGGGTCTTCAACAGGTCTATGGCAGTGTACTCGTGACCATAATATCGTTGGTCAGTTTAACGTCATTAACCCTGTCGGTACGGAAACGATTATCGAGTTCCATACTGCTAGTACTGCTAAAGGCAGTGTGACGATCAATGGTACGACTACTGCTTACAACACTACCTCAGACGCTCGTTTGAAGACAAACCCAAGGTCATTTGACTCTGGCTCACTCATTGACAAACTAAATATCTACCATTTCGACTGGAAAGCCGG